TCCAGACTTCAAGCAACTAGATATAGTGGCTGGTGAGATGTCAGACCGTGGTTTAGACTACACGCAGCTAAGAAAGATCGGTAACAGCTCAGCAAACAAGCTAGAGAATTCCAGCGAACTTTACAAAGATGAGTGTAATAGATTTGTTGCTGTACCTCATGTTTTTAAAACCGATTCTCTTCGTGACATGATCGATAAAAGTCGTGATCGAGATGAACTCTATTGGATATCTTTACAGACAGGAGCATTAAGTGGTGCTTTCTTCCATCGAGCAGGGGCACAGCCCCAGAAAACCCTGTCCTATTGGAAGTGCCCTATCTATCATACGATCAGTGACATCCTGACACCTGATGGTCTCTGGAATGACACCCATATTGACTTCAACAATAAGGTATTGGCAATAGTACTGTCGGATTTAGGTATTGACTCCACTATACGCGGAGTAGGCTCCATAGGAGGATGCTGTCATGATCTGGGTTAATGTTGCGAAGAAGTATCTGGCTGCTTATGCTTCAAAAAATGTAGAATTATTGGAGGAAATGTACGCAAGCAGAGTAGAATTATGTTGTTGGGACTGTCATTTTATAGGCAAAGAGGAGGTTTTAGCCGGAAATCGCCGGTTTTTTGAGGTTGCTGACCATATTAATATTAGAATTCAAAACACTTGCTATAAACATAAGCAGATTTTTGTAGAGTTTACTAAAACTTGGGGATCAAACAAAATTTTACAAATTGTAGAGATCATTGAGTTTGATGACTTCGGTAAGATAAAAGCAATACGTTCTTACAGGCAATAGGAGAAAATAGAATGGCAATTAGTGTAGACCAAATGGCAGGGGCATATCTAACAAATATGATTCAAGAATTAGAGAGAATAAGGAACGTTGCGGCTGAGCATCAAACAACTATTGTTGCTATGGAAGCTCATATTGAAGAGTGTAAGGCCAGTATGCAACCAGCAGTGGCTCCACCAGCCGTGGTTCCAAGCCCACTCGGAATGGGGGTTCCGAATGCTGACGGTTCCACTACAGAAAAACTTAAATTACCAAATCCATTTGATGAAATTCTGACAAAAGTTGAGCAGAACTGAGAAGGAGAAGTATAATAAAGGGTAGACTGGACATGACACAAGACTAAAAGAAAGAGGAATTAGGACATGAAAACTGTGAATTCGGCTGATTGGAATTTGTTATTGGAAGTTGACGACGAAGCTCGCCAAGCGATTCGGGATTGGGCCAGCGGCACGTTGACAACTCGTGATGTGGTTGGCCGATTTGCCTATACTTCGTATGCGGGCGAGTTCCGACGCTTGGTAAGAGGTAACGGCACTACATACGCTCGTCGTTTAGCTCGCAAGGCCTTAAAGTACCGTGGCTTTGCGAACGTTTAATCTTTTTCAGAAAACGGTGTATTAGGAGAAATGCGAAAATGAGTGATCTTAACAAGTGGCTAGGCTCAGGTAGATTGACGAAAGATGCTGAGCTACGATACATCCCCGCAGGAACTGCAGTGACCGACATGTCTATCTGCACGAATCGTGTATGGTCTAAGGATGGTGAAAAGCAAGAGGAGCCGTGTTTTATAGACGTTACAATTTGGGGCAAGCAGGGAGAAGCTATCCAGCAGTACCTAAAGAAGGGGCAGTATGTCCTAATCGAAGGACGATTGAAGCTTGACCAGTGGGAAAATAATGAGGGAGTAAAGCGATCTCGTCTACGAGTAGTTGCAGATCGAGTTCATCTCGCACCTCGCTCAACCTCTCCTAAAAATGGTAACGGCAGTGCAGTAATGAGCAGTTCTCCAGCCGAGAACAATGAAGTTCCGGTTGATGAGGAAATCCCATTTTAATATTTTACAACGAGTAAAATAGATAGTATAATCGAAGGGTGGCAGAAATGCTACCCTTCTTTTTGGACCGAGGGAGAAAACATGAACTGGGTTGATCTAGCACCAACTATTTTTCGACAAAGGTTGATCATCGAAGGCACACTGCATAGTGCCATGCTTCCCAAAGACCTGAGTAAATACGTGTCAGGGATGGGACCAGAATTAAATATGGTGGCAGTAACGACTCCTATGCTAAATTACAATTCTGATTATGGATGGTGTGCGTATATGCACTGGAAGGAATCGGGAATTCACATGTATGGCTGGGATCATCACGTTCCACCGTTTTTTAGTGTGGATATTTATACCTGTAAGCCTTTCGACCCTATGACTGCTATAGGCTTTACTGAAAAGTTTTTTGGAAAACAATTAAAACAATTAACTTATAAAGAGTAGTCCCATGAGCTACAGGATCGTTATCTAAATGTGTGGTATAATAGCATTTGCTAAGAGTACTGATGATCCCAGTTTTGTACTCGATATCCTGAAAGCTTTACAGTATCGTGGATATGATAGTGGAGGGCTATGTTTTCAGACAACAGACCATACAAAAGTTCAAAGAAAATGGCTAGGAGAGGTTCCCGATCTTAAACTACCAAGTTATGACTATACAATGGGGATGGCTCATACACGATGGGCTACACATGGTAAAGTAAACAAAAAGAATACACATCCTATCACTAGTGGCAACGTAACAATTGTTCATAACGGGATCGTCGAAAACCACCAGAAATATGCTGGTACTCGCCACACAGACACGGACACAGAGGCGATTGCAACCTACATTAATGACCGGATTATGATGGGGTGGTCTATCGTAGAGGCAATTGAACAGGCGGCGGAATTCTTTAATAACAAAATGGGAGCTTTCGTCTTACATTGGGATACTGTGCCGCGACGAAGCGGTTTGACTCCTCCAACTTGGAACGCTCTCTTCGCGTACACGGACGGACCACCGCTATACTATACACGGTCAGGGCTGATCTGTAGTAATCTGGAGGTGTTGAGTGGATATGAGAAAGAGGCTTTTCTGATTGATAGTGGCGGTATAGTTGAGATAAGCGAAGGGCAGATAATACGACGTAAGATGGGAGCAACTCTATTAGATGTACCAGAAATCGCTATTGCTAACTTTGACGAAGCTTATATGCCACGAGAGATTCAGGAGCAACTTGATCTCATACTAGATAGAAAAACACACACTAAGATCATATATGCAGACGAAAGAACGGTAATGTTAGGTTGTGGCAGTAGCTACTATGCAGCTATGGTAGCAGCTTGCATCCTCCGTACAGAAGGCTACGATGTTACTGCTGAATATGCTACAGAAGCACAATTTAATAAAAGGGCAAAGAACTATATCTTTGTTAGTCAGAGTGGAGAAACAAAAGACCTGATTGACTTTAAAAGAAAATATAGAGAACAACTTAAAGGTAAACAGCTAGTCTATGTACAGAATAAAGCCACAAGCCCCCTGTCTCAGTCATTTGATTATCGCGGAGCGGTAGTCGTTAATATTAAAGCGGGACCAGAGATAGGAGTAGCGGCAACAAAGACCTTCACTCTTTCTATTTTGTCCTTGCTAGAGATTGCTGGAATCAAAACAAAACTTAGTAGTATAGTTAAAGATATAGGTGACCACTGGCAGCATACTCTCGACCACTGCAAGGAGATGGGGGAATACATAGCAGGCTTTAAAAATGTACTGATTTTAGGTACCGAAGAGTATTATCCCTTGGCATTGGAGGCCGCTTTAAAGTTCAAAGAAATAGCACAGATACACGCCGAAGCTATGCCTGCCGCCGAAATTAAACATGGACCGATTGCCCTTGTCGATAAAAATACCCTTACGCTGGTTTTGAGGTCGCCCAGAAAGGCACACGGCAATAAGGTAGAGGATAATATTAGACAGATACAGGCTCGGGGCGGGCCAGTAATTGATCTGGTTGGACAGCAATGGTTGCTTGATACGATCATTCGGTTCCAATTAATAGCTTTATATGCTACTTCATTTAAAGGTTTAGATTGCGATAAGCCTAGAAACTTAGCGAAAACGGTAACAGTATGACAGGTGCAACCGCTTGACTTTTAAAGGGAAGGAAGGATAGAATGGATAGCATCAAGAGGCTTATCGACAAGTCAATGCAGGCGGCTATCGAGGATTACGACGAGGAGGCGTTTAGTATTGCTAGTGCGGCAGATATCGAGTTTGATGATATGCAAGAGCTACTACTAGCGTTGGCAGGTGAGGCACAGGATAGCCTGATGACTAGGATCAGACAATTTATTGTTTAGCTCAGCACCACTTAAAGGAATAAGTATGGCACCAACTGACCCCGTAGGAATATTGTTATGGTTAAAAGATATAATGGACCTTTGGGGAGACTTTCTGCTAAGTAAGTTACGACTAAGATAATTCCCTTCGGGGATAATGATTGTAGACGTTGTTATAGAAGTTTGTTATGGACGTGGGGGGCAGTTCCCCACCGCCTCCACCAAATTTTCGACCACCTCCACCGTTTTTTGTGTATAAACGGGGGCGAAATAGTTTCGACATGCAAAAAGAAGTAATAACTGCAATCCGTAGTTGACAGAAGGGCTACGTTAAAAATCTGTTACCTTTAATTGCAGACGCAAGTCTAGCTTTGGCAGCGTAAGCTGTCTGGGGAGTGGCCTCGTCCTTATTATCCAAACGGGGCATTTTCACCACCAAGAGGGGGTTCCAGAAAGTGTTTAGTGCAGGTTTGATTCCTGCCAAAGGATCAAGTATGCTCACAAAAGCACAATTTGAAACACTCACTCCATTTGATCGTGGGTATATTGTTTACCTGTGTGGCAACAAGAAGGATCAACCATGCATTCCAAACGAACAAAACCCTTATGATGAAACAAGCAGCGAATACATACAGTGGAATCGTGGACAACATCAAGCGGTTACAGAAGCACAGGGTAATCCGCAACTTTAGAGAAGAAAGGCACACCATGGACAATACAGATATGATCCAGCTATATCGGTTTAGGATCTGGCCCCACCCCTACGGCTCCTATAGAGTGGACGGCGACAATGCCGAAAAAAATTCATATAAATTTGATGAGGAGATTATGGTTCTAGATGTTCCGGCTGCGGGCCTTGGGGAGTTTCATCAAGAAAACGAGGTGTATACGATTGTCGACGGTACAGTCGATGAGCCAGTACTCGTAATCTTGTGCGACAACGGGCAAAAGGTACGCGACTATATATCTGGCCTTTTGTTTAGCTTCAAGCTAGATGAAATCTTTAGCAAACAGAGAACGTAATATGCCCCATAGCTTTAATCTATCAGCGAGGTTAAATTCGCCTTGCCCCGAAGATACTTTTAGTATTTTTAACAATTGGGCTATTAAAGCTACTGGAAATTTTCCACAATGTATACGAAATGCTGATCGTATTATTGATGATTGTAATAGACACTTTAAAGACATACATAAGCTAAGTGCGTTGGAACTCGGGTCGTTAGAGGGCCACTTATCGGTAACATTTGATAAACATTTTCGACAACTGACCTGTATTGAGGGCAGACCCTACCATTATTTAAAGGCCTTGGTAGCAAAAGAGCTGCTCGGGTTGAAAGCTAAGATTTTATGTGGCAACTTTATTAATTTTTTACGAGAGACAGACGAGAGATGGGATGTGATTATAGCTACTGGTGTACTATACCATATGCACAATCCGATAGAGCTGATTAAGCTTATGTCGCAACATAGTGGGACTGCTGTTGCGATTCATAATTAACTGGAGAAAACAATGAGAAACTTACTTATTATATTAGTAGCAGTATTGGCTTTAACGTTTGTAACAAGCACATGCTCTGCACAGAACGGATGGCACAGGCACGGTAATATTGCACACGGTCATTATCATACCCAGTACCACTATCACTATCCCATTACTCATTGGCATTCAACCAGCACAAGCATACGTCCAGCATATATGTACGGTTATAATGTGAGATTCGGCCATCCCTCCTTCGTCAGATATTACCGTCATCACAGCCATATTCATTACTACTATCGTCGAGGATGGTAAAAATATTATTATGAGGATACTAACAATCTTGTTTTTAGGAGCTATTATGGGATGTGATTTTCAAGGTAAGGATCTACCACCAGCATCAGCCAATGTCGAGACGACACTCACTGTCGCAGAACAATACCACGATGGTGACGAGATTATCATGCAGTTTAGTGCTGACTGGTGTGGTCCATGTCAACAGCTCAAGGCAATGGCCAATGAGAGTCAGGCTCTACAAAAGCACTTCAATTCTACCAAGGGGTACTTTGTTATTGATATTGACGAGGAAGATACCTTTAGCAAGGCTTGGACAGCTAAAGCTAATCCCGGTTCTATTCCAACAGTGATTCGCTACAGATATAAGGATGGGAAGTGGAGCGAGGGTATGCGTTTTGTAGGTTACCGTAACGAGGAAGCTTTCCTGTCCTTTTTAAAGGTCAAATGGCCGCTATAATAAGGTAGAGAAAAAATAGAACAACCAAAAAAGAGGATATATCGATGCAACGCAGGCAGTTTTTAGTTGGTAGTGCTGCTGGTTTAGGCAGTATGGCGTCTCTGGGGAACGTTACTTTCTCCCAAGATCTCACCAAAAAAGAAGAGAACGCAGTTATTTTCTTATTCTTGGGCGGTGGAGCATCTTCTGTTGAACTCTTCAATCCTATTCCTACAGCTGATTCAACCCACAGATCCGTAACAGGTTACGTTAACACGAACGTTCCCGGTATGGAATTGGGTGGGCTTTTCAAAGATTTAGCTAAATATGGGAATCGCATAGCTCTTTTCAGGGGATTTCATCACCGAGATGCTAATCATTCGAGTGCCACTCACTGGGTAGTCACTGGACAATCGAATTTTGGGGCTGGTACAACGCAAAAGTGGCCGAGTTATGGCTCAGCGGCGTCAGGATGGCTCGGAACAAATGCACTTAACGGTCTGCCCACATATATTAAAATGAACAGCATAGCCCACGACGACGCGGCGTTCATGGGTGGTAAATTTGTCGGCTACGACGCCACCCAACAGGGTCGTAAGGATCTCCTGCTCAGTATGGAACTCAAGCGATTCGAAAAGCGGCTGAAATTCCTGTCAGTTATCGACAAAGACTTCGGCAAGGGCCAACGGCTAGCTGAACAGTGGACCGAATTGCGTGGACAGGCCGTAGAAATCGTAGCAGGAGACGCTTCTGAAGCGTTTAAAATAGAAGCAGATGAAGATTATGATGCTTTCAAGGAGGACACTCTTGGACGAGATGCTTTGACTGCTGTAAAGATAATTCAGGCAGGCTCTCGATTCGTGACGTTGAGCTATAATGGATGGGATATGCATAGTAATATTTTACAAGGGATGAACACAAGGCAACCTATACTAGATAAGTACATTGCTTTACTTCTTGATACTTTACGCAAAAGGGGAATGAATAAAAAGACCATGTTGGTAGTTACATCGGAGTTTGGTCGAACTCCTATCAATGCTAATGCTGGTCGTGATCACAACGCGAGAATTGGCAATCTAATGATCGCTTGTGACTCATATGAAATGGGAAAAGTTGTCGGTTCAACTGACCCGCTGGGGACAGAGGCTACGGAAGGCCTATGTCAGCCAAAAGACTTACGATGGACTATATTTGACCATTTACAAATGCCAAAAGAGATGAAGTGGACTGGATTAGATGGTCGACCGATGCACTTAGTAGAATCAGAGTCAAAGAATATACTTAAATAACTAACACATGGGGAATTACCATGAGTGAAAACATTTATTATGATAATAATAATCCCGCCGACTGGCTAGACATCTGATGTATACTTACAAAGCTAAATTAGTACGTGTGATTGATGGCGATTCTGTCGTTTTAGACATTGATCTAGGTCTAAACGTCTGGCAATGCAACGAGCACTGTCGTCTCTATGGCATCAATACCCCAGAAATTCGTGGTGGTACACCCGAAACAAAAGCTGCGGGATTCGACGCTAAGATCGAACTAGCAGAACTCATAGCTAATTCTGATGGTAAGTTGATAATTCGAACCCACTTGGATAAAGAAGGAAAGTTTGGTCGTCTGCTGGTTATTTTGCATCATACAGAAGATATAGAGCTGAAATATAGTTTTAACGACCTAATGGTTAAGTCAGGTCACGCAGAATATAAAATTTATTAGTCTTCACTGACGGATTCGCAACGTATAATTACCGTAAGAGGGTAAATCCCCTTACGGTTTTTTTGTGTCTATACGAACGGAGTGCTGCGAAAAATGAAACAGATCAATCTTCAAGTGGCAATAAATTCTCTGGGCTATGGAGTTGTAGGATATAATGTACATCAGCAACTAAACCAAACAGAGGACGTAACACTGTGGCCTATCGGCGGTCAGGTACAACCTCCATGCGAAATCAGTGAGATAGGTGTTCAGCAGATCAAAATTGATATCGGCAAACAGAATACCTTTGATCCCACCTTACCATTTCTTAAGATATGGCATGAGAACCAATTGGCAGAGCGTATTGGCAGTGGTCGTTATTCCGCTCTATCCTTTTTTGAAGTAAACAAATTTGATGATCGCCGCAAGTCGCACCTGCTATCGTTAGATAATATCATTGTTCCGTCTCGCTGGGCAGGGGATATTGTCTTCGACCAGTGCCATGTCAAGCCTGCTGTCGTCCCTATGGGCGTGAATCGGGACATCTTTAACGAGAGTTTTAATACTATCCAGCCCCACAGGTGCATCTTTTTTAATTGTGGAAAGTGGGAGGTAAGAAAGGGTCACGATATTCTGGGTGAAGCATTTAAAGATGCGTTTTCAAATCAAACCAACGTAGAACTATGGCTGATGACAGAAAATCCTTTTCTTAACGCCGACGAAAGGCGATATTGGGAGAACCTTTACCGTGGTGACCGTCGTATAAAGATAATGTCTCGGGTTCAGTATCAAGAAGAGCTAGCACAGATCATGAGTCAAGTACATTGTGGTGTCTTCCCTGCTCGTGCAGAGGGTTGGAACCTAGAGCTATTAGAGTTAATGAGTATGGGCAAGCAAGTGATTACAACTAATTATTCTGCTCATACTGAATTTTGTACCGAAGCAAATGCTAGACTAATAAGTATAGTAGATGAAGAGCCCATGTTCGATGGTAAATGGTTTACTGGAGACTGTGGAGTATGGGCCTCGCTAGATGATCAACCTTATGATCAGCTAGTGACACATCTACAGGACGAATATAAGTCTTGGGTGAATGATCCCACCGTACTTAATACAGCGGGCATAGAGACTGCGGAGAATTTAACCTGGAATAAGACCGCCACTAGATTATTGGAGATAGCGGCTCATGACTAACACTGTGCTTGTCCAGCGACTTACGGAAGAGGCGACTGTCCCCACTCAAGCACATGAAAATGATGCGGGCTGGGACTTGTATTCTATTGAAGACATTTCGATCAACGGAGGGGAGCGGCGAACCATTAAAACTGGAATCGCTTTCCAAATTCCAAATGGTCATGCTGGGCTTATCTGGCCTCGTTCGGGACTCGCTGTCAAAAAGGGCCTGGACATATTAGCAGGAGTGATTGACTCAGACTATCGTGGGGAGATTAAGGTGTGTCTATTTAATTCTACTATACCTCTTCCTCTATGGGAGACTCCTCAAAGTGATGATGTGCGAGTGGATATTAAAAAAGGAGATAGAATCGCTCAGATAATATTCCATTCTCTACCTAAGTTCATAATGATGGAAGTCTATAGTCTTAACGACACGGAAAGATCTATGTCTGGGTTTGGGAGTAGCGGAACATGAAAATAGAAGAAGATATAAAACTAGATTTTCAAGATGTTCTTATCCGCCCCAAGCGATCTAGAATGGCAAGTCGCAAGTGCGTTGATTTAGAGAAGACGTATCGCTTTCTTAATAGTAAGCAGTTGTGGCGAGGTGTTCCTATCATTGCTGCAAACCTAGACACAGTTGGTACTTTCGCTATGGCTGTCGCCTTGGCGGAACAGAAGATGATGACGTGCTTGCATAAGTTTTATGATCCTAGTGAGGTTCAGAAGTTTGTCCAACATACCCCGTACGAAGATCAAGCGTTTTACACTATTGGCGGCACACTTGACATGCTTCTTGGATGGACTCCTAAGTTAATCTGTATAGATGTTGCCAATGGTTACACCGAGACGTTTGTAGACCATGTGAAGCTAGTTCGTACGGCGTTTCCTGAGTCTATCATTATGGCCGGTAACGTCGCCACTAGAGAGATGACTGAGACACTCTTGATTCAAGGAGCTGACATTGTAAAGGTAGGGATTGGCCCAGGCTCCCTCTGCACAACGAGAAAAGTAGCTGGAGTGGGATTTCCTCAATTGTCTGCCATTGATGAGTGTGCAGATGCCGCTCATGGCCTGGGTGGACACATCTGTGCTGATGGCGGATGCACCACTCCCGGCGATGTGGCTAAAGCATTTGGTGCTGGGGCTGACTTTGTGATGCTAGGAGGTCTTTTAAGTGGCTGCGATGAATGCGAAGGGGAATGGATAGATAAAGATGGACAGAAGTATCTACAAATTCATGGCATGGCCAGCAAAGCGGCGATGGATAAGCACAATGGAGGTCAAGGAGACTACAGGGCCGCAGAAGGCAAGGCAGTAGAAGTGCTGTCGAAAGGACCAGTGAAAAATGTTTTGCAAGAAATAACGGGCGGCTTGCGAAGTGCGTGTGCCTATGTTGGAGCCAGTAGATTGAAAGACCTACCGAAGTGTACAACCTTTATAAGGGTGGGTCGAACTCACAATACAATTTATGGAGAGTGAAGTAGTCAAGCCTCCTGAAAGGCACCCGAGCTTATGGACATGAAGATATGTATTCGATGTAAGATTAATCAGCCTACTACAAAGTTTGCTCGACATACAGGTCATAAAGACAATCTCGATGGACGATGTAAGCAATGTATAAACAAGGCTGGTGTCCTACGACATAAGTTAAGAAAGGTAGCACCACCAATGCCCGATACTTGCGACTGCTGTAATAAACCAGCCAAGAAAACTCTCTGCCTAGACCATGATCACGAAACATTAAAATTTCGGGGATGGATATGCGAATATTGTAATAGAGGTATAGGACAATTAGGTGATACATTGTCGGGCGTTATGAACGCAGTAGCTTACTTGCAAAAAGAGGTTGTATAATGAAGGTCGCATTATTCGGTGCAGGACAGATGGGTTTTACAATTGCCTACATGCTTAAATTGCTAGGCAACTATCACATTACCTGCTTTGATAGACGTACACATCCACCCCTCTTAGAGTGCGACGAATATGTTCGTCTTGAATTAAACCAGGCAAATAGCGGCGGGTCGACATTCGGATTCGGTGGAGACGAGTGGGGATGGGTAGACTCCCTAGTAGGACAAGGATTTGATATTGTACTCTCTGCTTTACCATGCATGCATAATGAACATATAGCTACTCTTGCCATAGGAGAAGATATACCTTACTTCGATCTTGGTGGATCAGTTGAAGTAGCAGATAAAATAAATAAACTAGGACGGGAGCATGGAGCTACGGTCTTTACTGACCTGGGGCTAGCTCCTGGCTGGGCAAATATTATGGCCGAAGAAGCATATAGCACATTTAAAAAAGCAGAGGTTGAGCCTCTGGAAATTAATATGAGATGCGGCGGATTGCCCGCTGCTTGTAATCCAAAAGACCCTTTCAACTATAAACTAACTTGGTCGATTGATGGGTTATACAATGAGTACGTAGCTGATAGTGAGCTTCTAGAACATGGAAAAATTAAGACCGTTCCGTCTCTTGGCGGGATTTGTCTAACACAGATACAGGCTAATTGGCAAGGGAATAATGTAAAACTAGAAGAGTTTTATACTAGCGGCGGAGCTTCACATACCTTGGAACTAATGCAGAAACGTGGAGTAGAAAACTGTAATTATAAAACACTAAGATACCCAGGACACGCACAACTGATTGATTACTTTATTAATGAGAAACAGTATAATAAGAAACAACTATCTGAATTATTTTGTGACCATAAAGGAGCTGATATAGTAGTAGTCCACTGTAATGCTCGCTCTGTACATGATAGTTTAGTATACAACAAGACTTATATCATTAGAGCCAAAGAGGGCTTTAGTGCTATGCAGTTATCAACAGCCAGTGCTTTCGTTTCGGCAGTACGAGCATCACCATTAACCAAAGGACAACCATTAAACTATTCAGATATTAAGCTAGACATGTTTAATCGAGATATGGATAGGTTAGGTTTTTCGGAGGAAAATTAAATATAATATTTTTAAGCGGAAGGGATGATAATGGCTTTACTGAGGTTGATATTAAGGTGGTTTGATAAGGTAGTTTTTCTGCCAAAACCAGAAGAAACAGAACAAACTGCAGGTGGCGGAGGTGTGCTCTCTATAGGATACGAAGTAGAGGCTGGTGATCTATCTGTAGATGTTGACATAACAGACAAGGGGGATGTGTCTGTCGAGTTGCTTGCTCTCATCCTTTTCCAGCTAGAGAATGGCACTCTCTCTTCATTTTTCTATCAGGCGTTAATAGTCTGGGCCGAAGAAAACCCAGAAAGACTTATCTTTAACGAAGCAGTCGGAACTAGAATAGGAGAGTTACGAGGGTCCGAAGTGGGAGAACGTAAATTAGCAGTTGATCCGAGTGCCGTATTCAACTTTAGGGACATGAAGAAATGAAACAGTACTTAGACATAGTGAAGAACGTATTAAATAACGGACAATGGAAACAAAATAGAACGGGAACACAGGCGACCACCACTTTTTGTGAAATCTTTCGGCATCAAATGTCAGACGGATTTCCACTTTTAACTACCAAAAAAATGTACACTCAGGGCGTAGCAGTCGAACTAGAAGGCTTTATTCAGGGTATAACAGATAAGAGATGGTTCCAGAAACGTAAATGTAACATTTGGAATGAGTGGGCCAATCCCGAAACAGTTGAAAGGGACTGGATAAAAAGAATGAAGTTCTTGGGGATGAGTGGCCAACGTTTACAGGGGACAATAAAGAAACAAGCAGAGAAAGCTACAAAAGATTTGGGTCCGATATATGGCTATCAATGGCGTCATTTTGACCAACATTATTCTACTAGCGATGGTGGACCTAAGACCTTTTTGGATAGAATAAGCCTGGATTGGGCTGTAAATGGAGTCGAAAGGGGGGTTGATCAATTAAAAAATGTAGTAAAAACTTTAAAAACTAATCCAGACGACCGCAGAATGGTTGTTTTGGCGTGGAATCCTAATCAACTTTCCCAAATGGCGTTGCCGCCTTGCCATTATGCGTTCACTCTCGTTCACATCAATGGTGTATTAAATCTTAGTTGGAAGCAGCGTTCCTGTGACATGATGCTAGGGGTTCCGTTTAATATTGCCAACTACGCATTACTTTTGTTACTACTGTGTAAGGAGAGCGGTCTAGTACCAGGAGAACTAGTGGGGGTTCTTGAAGACTGTCACATCTATGAAACTCAAATAAAAAGTGCAATCGCACAAACTAGTCGCAAGCCCTATAAGCTACCGACTGTTACTGTTGGCAACGACGAACCTAGCGGTTTCGATATCTTTAGCTGGACGCACGAGGATTTGTTTGTACATAATTATGAGAGCCATCCAAAAATAGACTTCGGACCAGTCGCAATATGAGGTATGATACTATGAGCGAACATAACGAATTGAATATAGATGGAGAATTAGCTCCCTACCCATCAGGTAATGATGTTTATTGGGAGAAGTGGACTGATGCTTATAACAACGACGGTATTGAAGCATCAAAAAAACTGATAGAAGACATTAGAGAGGACGAATACGATCTAGAAGATGACGACGAAAGACTTGCCTTAGATAAAGACGAAGACATTCCGTTTTTCGACACACACATCCAAACTATACTAACTCCATTCGGAGTCTTACCGCTAACTGAGGACTCTTTTGTCAGTAATCACTTTAAGTTTTGGGTAGGACACGCTAACTTTAAACTTTGGGACGCTTACTATAAGGTAATCGGAGATATACTAGGAGTTGAATCCGTTGACATACTTACCCCTCTTCGCTTTCGCATTGCCGTAGGCAAGATGTTCAAGGATGAAGACGTAATGAGTCGGGTAAGGTCAGCATTACTAGAGGTCGTGAGCAATGAGTCTAAAGAATAGGGACAGGGTATCCAAAGGTTATATTGTTGACGAAATGCATCGTTACAATATTTTGTTGGAAGCGAGAGAAGTATTTCTGCACGGATGCATAGAGGGCAGCGAAGAAGGTGATCCTGGTGTTGACTATCGTATGGCTACTAACTTTGTCAAGAACATGGCATTGCTAGACCGTATTGACGATAAAATGCCAATAGTTGTACATCAGCACTCGGTCGGAGGGGGATGGACCGAAGGCATGATGATTTTCGATGCCATTTCCACATGTACCTGCTCAGTGATTATGGTAACGCATGGTATAGCTGCCTCTATGGGCAGTATAATTCCTCAAGCAGCCGACCTTCGTATCAGTATGCCGAATTGCTGGTGGCTTATTCACGATGGAACCACCGATATTAACTCTGACTTCACTGTCAGAATGGCAAAGTCTTGGGCAGGATGGGAAGAAATTACTACTAAGCAAATGATGAGTATTTATGCCGAAGTATGTAGCCATGGAGAGGTATATAAAGATAAAAGTGAATCTCAAATAAAACTCTTGATCCGTAAGCAACTTGAGAAAAAAGAAGACTGGTGGTTATCGTCTGAGGATTCTGTACGTCATGGCTTTTCTGATGCCGTGTGGGGTTCAGACGGTTACGAGTCCTTAGAAATTATAAAGCAACATGTACTTTGAATATTGCAACTACAATAAATATATAAACGACTATGGCAAAGAACTCTCTCATATTTTTAAAGCACTAGATAAAGGACTAGCGGGACTTGCCCTCCCGATACATATGGTTCGAGAGGTTCGAGAGTTTATGCCTGAGGGTATTGTTCTATCGACTCCGATTGACTATCCGTTGGGATATGCGTCGACCACAGTCCGAAATCATTGGGTACTTAACTCTCTTAAGTGCGGTGTGAATGCTATAGATTACACACCCAATCAATACTTTGTAAGACACAAGTGGACAGATTTGGTTAATGAGATTACCACCGACTTAAGAATGTGCTCTGACTATGGAGCCACTTTTCGTGTCTTTCTTGACTACCACCGGGTCAGCAACGTCGTTAACTATGCTCGTAGACTGGCGGATATCGGTGTCGAAGTCGTATTCCCCGCAATGGGCTATCATCATGATGATTTCTTTGACAATATCATAAATTCCAAATTAATAGAGAAAAAGACCAACTTATCAGTCATTTTCAATGGATATATCTGGAAAAAGAGCCAGATCAAGATCCTTAAAAAGGCCAAGCTGTTCGGAGGAAGGCTGTATAATCTAGAACTTTGGTGTAATCAACAGTAGGATCGGGATATTTATTTGTTTGGAGTGATAGGAGACTACGACGTATTTAGTCGGAGTAAATAACATGAGTTTTTGGGACATTGCAGGTGGTTTTGACAGCGGTATTTTCATCAACGGCGTGATGAGTGGTGTCGATAACGATCAAGGTGCTATCCGTTATGCGGGTACTAATATTGATGAAACCACCAAATGGTCAAACGTGGCACTAGGTGCTGGCAGTAGAGTTACTACCATAGTTTCTGGTATTAACGGCATAAGTGGAATTTTGGGCGGTGGCATATTTAATGGTGGTGACCAAGTTATTCTACGTGTGACCACAGATATCGCTAACGTTGCCAATACCGTATTGTTGGCTGGTGCATCCAATTCTTCGAAGAACAGCACAATCCATCAAACAGCTAAAGTGTCTACACACTTTTACAAGACCGCTATTCGTACTAACAAGTGGAGTCAAATTTCTGGTGCATGGGAAGCCGGTTTCCCACTCGTAATTGATACGGGAGTGTGGGATCAAGCCACAGCTGCCGACGAAGCAGCTGATTTGCTAGCGAACAACACAGACAATGCAGCTAATCCAACAGCAGCTATTCCTGGTGAGTTTGTCTATCGTAATGGCAGCCCAACGCCTGTGCAAGACAACTATAAGGCAAAGACTGCATTTTAACCTTGTGATTAAATAGAGGTGTATTATGAATGACCCTATGTTAATCGCAGTTATCATTGCCTTGGTTAAAATTGTAGATTTGGTGATACAGACTCTTCTTAAAAAACTTTTTCCCGGTGGGGGATGGAGTGACAAAGAAAAATTTGTGGCCATGGCTCAGCTAAGAAGGTTGTACGATATGCACAATATAACAGATGGAGACGGAACACCTATTTGGTATGTTCCACAGGCGTTGGCTGATAATCAACAAGAGCTTGTAAAAACTGTAAGTGACATAGTTCACACACAGATGCTACAAACAACCGCGATGGAAAGGTGTGCTGTGATATTAGACAGAATTGACCAACGACACGTCTAATATCTCTGTTGAAAACTATAAGGCAGAGTACAATTCCTTAACAGGTTTCGTACTTTGCCTTTTTTTATTGGAGTAAGGATGAACGAGAAAGAAAAAGGTCTCCGCTATACTACTACTGTGGACTTGGATGTTGCTGGAATGTATGCGGAGGAAAGATGTAAACATTGTTCAGGTCGCGGCATCCTTAGCACACAGGTTAGTTCAGGTGGTACTATTCGTAAAGATAAAGCAGTTGAACATAGAGTTGACTATTGCTCATGTGTTCGTAAAAATGTAAGGAAATACGGATGAATTGGGACGAGTTCTACATAGGAATGTGTTTGCAAGTTTCTAAAAAATCAAAAGACAGGAGTACTAAAGTAGGCGTTGTCATAGTCACTCCAGACAACACTCTTCTATCTATTGGTTTTAACGGATTCCCTCGCGGCATTGATGATGAAATCGAAAGATATCATGAGCGTCCCATGAAATATCGAATCACAGAACACGCCGAGCGGAACGCTATCTATAACGCTGCTCGTAATGGTATTCGCCTGCAAGGCTCTATCATGTATCTACCGTTCGAGCCAACCCCTTGTACAGACTGTACTAGGGGAATAATTCAAGCAGGTATAGTAGAAGTCAGAGGCACAAATGCTAAATTCCCCGGCAAAGGCACGCAGTGGGACGAGGATCTAGCCATTGCGAAGGAAATGCTGGACCACGCAGGTATTAAGCGTACGGCACTTAACTGTTGACAGTAAAAATTTATTACAAAAACTGAACTTAAAAAGTAGAGTGCAACTTTTACTTGGGTCACGAACGGTGTAGTTATAGATGGTCGGGACTAACACGGGCGAAACACTCCCCGTTAAAAGCGACACTCCTCGATCATTAACAACAGACGGTAAGATATACTACAAAGATAAGCGTTAAGGTTGGAAAGATTTACTAAAAATAAAACACACAACAAAAGCAATTAAACCTAGTAGCACACCGTCATTAACGTGTCGCCTTAAAACTAACGGCCCGCTCTGTACGCACGCATAGAGCGGGTCTTTTTTTATCAACGGAGGATCATCAATGGGTGCATTTACCAATTCTTTTTCAGAAGAAACATGGTATCAAAAATACAAATTCGAAAATGATACGTGTGTTGAGGACACATGGGCGAGAGTTGCAAAAAACCTTGCATCAAAAGAAAGGTATAGCACTAAGTGGGATAAACGATTCTACTCAATACTAAAAGATTTTAAATTTGTCCCAGGCGGACGAGTTACGTCCAACGCAGGAACAGGTCTACAGGGCACAACGCTGGTCAACTGTTTCGTCTCGGGTCCAACAGGTAAAGATATAGACTCTATTGAGGGAATCTATGGTGAGCTACTTCGTCAGGCCCAAATCTTAAAGAGCGAAGGTGGTTACGGCTTTTGTTCTGATTTTATGAGACCAAACGGGGCTCATATTCACGGTATTGCCAACCAATCTCCTGGTGCTGTAAAGTTCCTAGAGCTTTGGGATAAATCCTCCGAGATCATTACTGCCGGATCAAACAAGAAGGCCGAAAAGGGCGAAAAAAACTTCATTCGTAAGGGTGCCCAGATGGTCACGATGTCCTGCTGGCATCCCGATGTATTGGAATTTATAGTAGCAAAGAAAACCCCTGGCCGATTGACCAAATTCAACATGTCTGTCCTCTGCACTGACGAATTCATGGAAGCAGTAAAGAATGACGACCCCTGGCTCCTCAAGTTTCCCAACTACAAACTCTATCCCAAAGATTACAAAGAGTCTTGGGACGGAGACATTAATGTATGGGAAAAATTGATCCTAAGCAAGTACGATCCCGAAGGCAAAGGAGACGACCTCTCAAGTATTGTCCTCTACGATACTCCAGTTAAGAAGGCCCGCGATCTCTGGGACTTGATAATGGAGAATACATACAACCGAAATGAGCCGGGGGTACTGTTCGTAGACACTATGAACCGCATGAATAATCTAGGGTATGTAGAGAATATCAACGCGACCAATCCATGCGGAGAACAGATACTCCCCATCGGAGGGGTGTGTCTACTTGGCTCTATTAACTTGGTTCACTTTATTGATCCTGATACTAAAGAATGGAAATGGGACGAACTAAAGGCTGCGATCCACGACGCTGTTCGTTTCATGGATAATGTGAACGATATCACTAATGTCCCCCTAAAATCTCAGAGGAAAAACCTCCAAGACAAGAGACGTATTGGACTAGGTATTTTGGGATATGGCTCTGCATTGCTAATGGCTCGTATCAAGTATGGTAGCAAGAGAGCATTAGAAATGACCGAGAATCTTATGCAGGTTTTCACTAACGAAGCATATAAGACTTCGGCACTATTAGCCAAGGAAAAAGGTGCTTTTCCTCTCTATGATGAAGAGCAATATCTATCGGGCGAATTCATTAAACAGCTTGACCCTAAGACTATAGCTCTGATTAAGAAGCACGGAATACGTAATTCCCACCTGACTTCAATACAGCCAACCGGCAATAGTGCGTGCTTTGCGAATCTGCCCAGTGGTGGTCAAGAGCCGCTATTTATGCACGGCTACGTTCGTACAGCAATTCAGCCATCAGCTCCAGAGTTTTTACATGAACCTATTAATATAGATTGGGATAAAAAGAAGCACGAGAATATACAGGCAGAGGGTCAACCAGAGACTCATTGGAAATGGATTAAAGAAGGGGATGAAGACCTTCTAGCTACTTTATTTGAAGGTAAAACCTGGAAATTTGATCGTAATCGTGGGCTTACAAAAGAAGAGTGGATTGAAGACTATGGGGTTTCATATTTAAAATCAGTTGACAAATGGAATCCTGATGCTCAATGGGCGTCTTGCACTATGGATTTAGATGTAGATGCCCATATTAACACAATGTCAATCTTCGCAAAATGGGTAGATTCTGCCATCTCTAAGACTATTAACCTTCCCAATGAATATCCTTATGAAGATTTCAAGCTGGTGTATAAGAAGGCGTGGGCTAATGGCATTAAAGGATTTACGACTTATAGGGCAGGTACAACAATCTCTGTTTTGGCAGCGGAATCCTCCTTATCTGACAACAAAGATAAGATCCGCAAGACAGTAGCCCCAGTCCGTCCGCGAGAGTTACCGTGTGATGTGTATCATATTAAGGTAAAAGGCGAGTCCTACTTCGTATTGGTGGGTATCTATAATGGTGACCCTTACGAGGTGTTCGCGGGCAAGAATGGATTCCTGGACAAAAAGGTTGTTAGTGGGACTATAATAAAGCTAGGTAAACCTAGGGGAGTATATAAGGTTGTACTGTCGGATGGCCTAGAATTATCACCCATAAATGCCACATGTTCTGCCGAAGAAGATGCTTTAACACGCATGACATCAACCGCCCTACAACACGGGGCCGACATGCACCTGATTGTAAAGCAGTTGGAGAAGGTTAAGGGAGATATGCATACTTTTGCCAGAAGTATGGCACGAGCAATCAAAAAATACATTCCGAATGGTGCAAAAGAAAATATTGCCTGTCCAGAATGTGAAGCGACAGATGGTTTAATTCGCCAGGAAGGGTGTATTACTTGTCTGTTATGTGGCTGGAGTAAGTGTGGGTAATTCACTATGTATTATTTTAAAGGAGGCATAATATGCCATTGTTCAATGGGGTTATAGCCGAATTCGTTAGAAAGCACAAATTAATTAAGCGTACTGCTCTCTTGGGTGGGGCTTTGGCTGGCTTATATTTCTTGGGAACTTCTCAGGGGTGGTGGGAATCTGCGTTCTAGGAAGCTTTAGTATCAATGATTGGAGCAGACGATGGCAAATGATTACAATACTCCCGAAGAATTGCTGCATGCCTACCAAACCGGCCTAGCAGGAGCAGAGTGTGATCCAGAAGACTTAAAGGTACTTCTGGGTGAGCTGCCCATGCCCGTGTTCGGAGCCGCAGCGTACGAGCTATACGAAAGCGGAGCTGGTAAGCTAAGTTTACCTTTTAAGTCCTTACTTAAGTTCGATCCGAACTTTGGCCCACTAGAACGTCAAACAACAGGTGACTGTGTATCCCATTCGACACGTAATGCGGTTGATATTACACGGGCAGTTGAGATTGACATCAAGGGTGAGTCAGAATCGTGGGAAGCAAGGGGAGCAACCGAGGCCATCTACCAGTCCAGAGGTCACAAGGGACAAGGAATGTCCTGCTCTGGTGCAGCCAGATATGTGAATAAGACTGGCGGTCTATTGATTAGAAAAGATTATGGCGATATAGATTTAAGTACTTACAACTCTACCGTTGGTATGAGACATCGTATCCCAAGTTCCATTTACAAGTCAGAGGCACGTAAGCATCCAATCAATACTATCTCTTTGATTTCAACAGTCGAAGAGGCTCGTGATGCCTTAGCTAATGGTTATGCATTGTCATGTTGTAGTGGATTAGGCTTTTCATCTAATCGAGATAGTAAGGGTATTGCTAGACGATCTGGATCATGGAGTCATGCAATGGCATGGATAGCTTGCGACGATACTAACGAGATTTACAAGGAGACATTGTTCTTAATCCAAAATAGCTGGGGAAAGTGGAATAGCGGCCCGAAACGTCATGGTCAACCTGACGGAAGCTTCTGGGTACGTGAGCGTGATGCCCGGTCTATTTTGAACTCTAGAGGTTCTTTTGCATTCAGTGATGTAGAAGGATTTCCAGCCAGACAACTACCACAGTACGGTCTAGGAGGATGGGTGTAATGGGCAGCGAAAAAGCGAGAATGTGGCTTGGTATACTATTGATTGTTGTCGGCATTTTTTATAAGCCAGGGGAACCGACTCCTCCTGTTGTTGACAACAAGTTAAAAGAACCGGCAGCCGATATAGTAGTTCTAGTGAAAGACATTAGTATAAGCGACAACGCTGATTCAAGCAAGTTAGCTGGCATGTTTAATGCTATGTCAACCAAGCTGGACGGTACGACACTGAATAGTAATCTACAAGTTCAATACTTTATGAATGCGATAGGTAAGAATACATTCGGTAGCGAGTTGATGGACAATGGTAATTCAAAATATCCTAAGTTTGCTCCTGCTGTTGCAGAGGCTATGACTAGCATTTTAGGACCACAAACGGATACTAGTCCGGTCACAAGCGACAAAAAGCGTAAACTAGCTAGACTGTTCTACGGATTATCATGGAAATTATACAAGTCCAGTAACGATGAAGAGTACGAAGAGTATAAAGCTAAGGCATTATCGGCAATTGCAGAGTATAATAAAGAAGACGAACCACTTCCTCCACCGGACAGTGAAGATTGTCCATGCGAAGGCAAGGGTTATATTATTCATGGAGACGGACACCAAACGGATTGTCCATGTGTAGCGTCAGGTACAGACTGTGAGCACGATCCAAAGTGCGGGACTGGAGACTTACCTGATCTTTCAACCAACAAATCTTCTGGTTCACAAGTATACAAGACAACTCAACGAAGACGTGGAATATTGAGAGGTATATTTAGACAATGACAACAATAGATGAAAAAATGTTGCCGTTGGCAACTAAGGTGTTGGAGGAGTCTAACTCCAAAGCAAAAGAAGATAGCCATCAAATCGACCCCATGACAATCCTTACGATTATCTCGCTGTTGATTAAACTGGCGACTTTCCTTTGGGAATGGTATAGACGAGATAAGGACAAGTTTGTTAAGTCCAATCAGCTAAATTTTATAATGAGATGGGTTGTTTGGAGACATGTTAAGAAGGATGTAGTAAATCGCAAGGACGCCAAATACATTTACGAAGGTATCTGTGGTATGGTGTATAAGTTTACGGATGACGACCGTAAAACTTTAATAGAAGTCATAACTGAAAAGGGTAAATAATATGAAACTTAAACTTCATGCGTTATTGCAATCTCGTAGATTTTGGGCAGCAGCAGCCGGTCTTTTGGCTGTGCTTGGCCAAGACTTGTTCGGAGTCGAGCTAGCAACAGAGCAATTAGTGTCTATAGCTTCTATCGTAGTGGCTTGGATCATTGGTGACACTCTACGAGTAACTAAGTAATAAGAGAGGGGCAAAGTTATGGATCAGGTATTAGGATTCTTGAAAAACCTTGACACCTTTCAATACGTGCTTCTGGCGGCTGGTGCCTTCTTGTTATTCCCTACAGTTATAAAGTGGTGGAACGCAAAACCAGAAGATGATGTTGTAGACGATGTGGATCACGACGATCATAAGCACGAAACTGAGTTAAGTAGTCTAATATGTAAGTGGGAATGTCTGTGTGACTCCTGTCACAAGCGTGGCTTACATGGTGCCTGTGAAGCATTGCAGGCGGTTTTTCCAATGCTAGGTAAAATATATGAGGGAAAACACGATGTCGAAAAAGAGGGGATCGATCCAGAGTAGGATTGTTGATAGCTTTTTGAAAGAGCTTGGAGTCTCCCGCGAGCAAGTCGACAAGATGACTCAGCTCTGGGAGACAGTGGATGTGCAAAAAAATGATGACGGGATTGTCATTAATATCAAGTTGAAAAACATCCAGGTTAAGATCGAAACTGACAATTAACGATAAGGGGTTGTGGTAACACGGCCCCTTTTCTATTACTGTTTTCCAGAAAAAATCTGAAATTGGCTAGAAAGCCGCTATAATTATCTTTGTAGGGGCGTCCGGTTCTCTTACTGCGGAGTTAATAGCTCAGTGCTTGATGAGATAAGACATAGTCCATGCCTGACATTGGCATGTCTCCTTGGCAGTCAACACCAGAAGAATGGTGGGAGTTCATTAAGGTATGAAAAGACAAAATCGTTGTGATGCTTGCAATCGCATGTTCAACGATGGCGATAAGGTAACTGTCGTTATTCCTGATGTCGAAATCACGAATAGATATCAAAAAGGCTCATCATCTATTCGACTCAAATTATCACCTGACGCCGTTGATGCCCGAGCAACAAAGGTATATTGCTCGAATTGTTTAAATTACTCAGGATATATATTAGAGGACCAAGAGGATGGAAAGAAGAAACTGTAACGTAATCTTGGCAGGGCTCCCTTTGGTGGGGGCGTTGCCTTTCTTTATGCCAGCCAAAGGCGATGAAGTATTCGCTAATCATTCTATTAATTCGCTAATCATTAGTGTAGTACTTGCTGGAGAAATTAATGAATGAATACGATCCTAAACTATTCGTACATCCACGATGGCAAAAGTTTTATGACCAAGGTCTTAGGACTTGTGAAGGTAAGTCTGCACCGCACTTCGCGGAAGCAAATACCCTGCTACTCACCACCCATACACAACTAGGACATAGAAGCTCTCTCTCAATACTAGAATTTGGATCAAATACTGGCTCGTTATGCTACGAAATCATGCACAAGCATAAAGATCACATTAAAAGTTATACATTAGTCGATGAAGACAAGCTGCTGAGTCAGGCAATACCAAAACTAAGACGTCATAAAACCAAGTTGAAATTTTGCAACATACCAGATACAAACGATTGTCTAGGTCAACCTTATAACCTGTTGATTGCGTTTGGGTGCATAGAAGAAACAACTGATCACTTTAGGGATTTCCTGTACAATAGGATTTTTCCTAATGTGGAAGAGATCTTTCTGGTCATTGGCCAGAATGACGACCCGACATGTTGGGGTAAGAATTTCGATGACAAATTACTTTATAAGGTTTTTAACGACAATTTTGAGCAGGTAGATGAGCCTGCTCTGGTAGGATACATGGGTAAGCATAGGTGTATCTATCATCACCATGCAGTAGGAAATAAGACGTTACTTAATAATCAAGAATGGATAGAGCATTATGCCTGAGTATAGTTTTAAGTGTGATAAATGTGATACGGCCTTTGGAAAGATATGGTCTATGAGCGATTACGAGCAGAAAATACAAAATGTAAGATGCCCCTGCTGTCGTGCCTGTCGAGTTTATCGCGACTACGGCGAAGACGCGGTAATTACTAACTACATTAAGGGACTCCATGAAGTAAGTACTATTGGAGAGTATGCAGATAAACAAACAAAAAAATATGGTAAGGATAAATGCGAAAAAATGGTTCACGATTTTAGTGCATACCGTCGCAATAAAGATGGTGGCATGAAAGAGCTGCCTTCGGGTATGACTCGAATGGATAAGCCAGAAGATATGCCTAAGCCATTAACCAAGAAGGCAGCAAAAGCAAAAAGAAAGGGAAAGAGAACATGAGTCACTTTCACACAATCAAGAAAGACAAAGAAACCGACATAGACGAGCGTTCTGTTGAAATTTATACCTTTAAGGGTTCAGAGGACTTTTTAAATCGAGAAAGGTTTCCTCTGCTTTACCATCCCGAACCCGAAGACGGAAAAGAGGTAGATATCTTTACTCTTTGGAATGCTTATGCTATAAAAGTTAACACCGGCACCCGCATCCGGTACTATGTAAAACGCGGAAAGTACGGTAAGCTATTCAATCCGATTGGCTTGTATAGTGAGGGCTCACAACGTAAACAACATCGCCATGCCGGTAAGCCCGCTTGGGAATTTAAAGAAGCCACTGAGAGAGTATTTACTCTCTACGCTAAGTTCTTACGCAGTAAGAATGCATCTTGGCTAAACAATGCAGAAAGGGAAACCTAATGAGCAAAAAAGGACGACTAAATAAGTCAGAGAAGTATGTTATTGAGGGAATGTTTGAAGATGGCCACACTTTTGACGAGATAGCTACAGAGACTGGTCGTACTGCGGGCACTATAGAAAACCATATCCGTTTGATTGCTGAGGCAGCCAACGGCGAAGACACTGAGGCCGAGAAACCAAAGCGTAAGGGACTCTTTATTCGCGAAACCATGCTCAAAAAGAACACGGGCGTAAGTATTATGACAGAAGCGGAGTCTTCTAGAGGTGAAATCCCGAAAACTCAAAGTAAAATTAAGAAAAGGTTTCGACCTACGATTCATAAGATCGATGAAGATCGAGAGTAATGGCAAAAGAACAGTCGGATTTAAGTCGCTATCCTTCTCGCTATGCCCCAAGGGGTTGGGTTCACGCTGGACAATATGCAGCGGAACTTATTTGTGAGAAGTATGCCAAAACCAAAAACAAAGAACTCCCCCTGCGGTTTTGGGAGTTACCGGATTGGAAGAAGTACTATCAATATCAGGTCATACTTGCGAGTAGACTGATTAAGAAGTATGGAGAACATCCAGTGATAGCGGCTCTAAATGACAAGCGAACTTACAAGACGTATTCATTAAGAGGAGGCTGGTTCGTCAAGGTAGTAGAGGACTACCATACTAAGGCCGAGCTTGCTAAGAAGATTGCCCATAAAGTTTCTTATGATTTTTCAGAGAAGAAAACCTTTGAAAGCAATAACCAAAAGAAATCAGTAATCTCCAAGCTTAGGGACTTAGAATGAGCAAAGGCGAATTTGCAAAAGACATAGTAAAAGAGTATGGCGACGTCCTACATGATGCAGCGTATATCATTGACAATCCGCCAGCTATAATTCCGTTATCACCTAAATTAGACATAGCCTTGGGGGGCGGCGTTCCCGAAGGCTCTTTGTTTATTATGACTGGTCAAGAAAAAGTAGGAAAAGATCAGCCGTTAGATGCTATGGTGCATACTCCTGTCGGACCCAAGAAAATGGGCGATATAAAAGTGGGAGACGAAGTATTGTCTCCTAGTTCTGATAGTGGTATAGCAAAAGTAGTAGGGGTCTTTCCACAAGGACTACAGGATGTTTATCGAGTTCATTTTTCAGACAGGACTTATACTGACTGCGGACTAAACCATTTATGGCATGTCGCCAACGAGCGATGGAAACAGTCTAAAGTTATTCCATTAAAAGAGATCCTGTATGACTCTTTGTTTCGTAAAAACAAGCAGTACAAGACAGCAAAATATTCTGTTCCTATGGTACCCTGTGTCTACGCAACCCAGAAGGTTAGCATGCATCCTTATTTGATGGGATGTTTAATTGGAGATGGAACATTAAAAAAGAAAACTGTTTGTATCACCAATATTGATCAAGAGCTACTTGATAGGATACGTGACATATTAGATCCAGCCTATGAGCTATACCAAGATAAGACTGATCCTATTACATATAGGATTACTCGATTAGATCGTAAATATTCTGCAAAACAAAAACATAAATATCTTGAGATGTTAAGAACATATGACTTAGCGGGTGTCAAAAGTAAGTTCAAGTTTATTCCACCAGAATACAAATATAACTCTACGACGGTTAGATTTGCGATTGTTCGTGGACTTATGGATACCGATGGAACCGTAGATAAGAAAGGTAAGGTGTCTTTTTCAAGCTCGTCTTTGTTGCTGGCTGAAGATCTTGCAGAAGTAGTTAGGTCTCTAGGATATAAATGTAAACTATTTAAACGCTTTACCACATGCAATGGTAAAAAATTTAAGTCCTATTTATGTTATATCTCAGGGCCTCGTCTATCGGAATTATTTAAACTTACTAGAAAACGGGCGAGATGTAAGCCACGATCATATACCGCTCATAGAAAAATAGTAGACATAGAATATATAGAGAAAAAGGAAACTCAATGTATTCAAATAGATAATCAAGGTGGACTTTACTTTACAGACTACCATATCGTTACACATAATACCGTTACTGCCCTGCAATTCTGTAAGAATGCACAGAAGGCTAGACTAGAGGATGGTTCTCGACGTAAGATCGTCTACGGGAACATTGAAGGCCGACTTAAGAAAAGAGACTTAGAAGGAGTGTCTGGTCTCGACTTAGACCCTGACTACTTTCGTATTATAGGATCAACTAAGGGAAATATTCTATCCGGTGAAACGTATCTGTCTATCATTGATAATATAGTCCACCAAATTCCCCATGCTGTAGCAGTGATTGATTCATTCTCGGCATTGGCATCAGAGAAAGAATTGACAGACGACATTAAAGATTCACAAGTAGCAGTCATGCAAAAATTTATCGCTAAGTTCACTCGTCGGTTTGCTAATGTCTTACCGATTAACCGCGTAACTCTTGTAGGTGTCACTCACATTATGGCAAACATTGGTGCTATCGGCCATGCTAAAAAGAGGGTGGAGAAATCCGGCTTTGCTTTAAAGTATGCACAGGACGTGAAGCTGTTTGCTACACACAAGAAGCCTATGATGCGTGGGGATCAACAAATTGGGCAAGAGATTCATTGGATCGTAGAAAACACCGCGACCAATACCCCTCCTGGCCAGAAGGTAATCAGCTATATGAAATATGGTCGTGGCATCTGGGAAGAATACGAGCTTGCAGAAATAGCAAAAGACTTTGGTATCATCCAAGGTAAAAGCTGGTTTACCCTTCCAGGTACTGATAAAAAAATACAAGGCATGATTAATGTGGCAGCATATCTAGAAGAAGAGCCTTCTGCTTATGAAGACATTAACCAACAGGTACGAGAACTAACAGGACTATGAAAATCCGTGACTTAAACGGGGAGAAAGTAGACTGGAAACCGAATGGCCAGATTATCACAGCAAGCGATACACGCAGTCGGTCCCAATTACACCTAGTCGCCAGAAAACTTCTCTATGACCTCTTTCCTACCCTACCTATTCTTGAGGAGGTGGCTATCCCCATTCGCAGGGGAACAACTCAATACTTTGACTTCTTTCTTACAGGAGTCAAGGTGGCTGTCGAGGTACATGGACAACAACACTTCAAGTTCAATAGCCACTTCCACGCCTCAATGTCAGAATTTCTACGGCAACGCAATAGAGATGATGACAAGCGGGAATGGTGTGAAGTCAATAATATCACATTATTAGAATTGCCTTATAACGAAAAGATCGAAGAATGGACACAAACAATCCAGAGCAGGTGACCCCTAAAGGTCAAATGAACAAGGTAGAGGCAATACTCGATCAGTACGAACGAGCTATCGGCCTGCCCATATTTCAGGAAAATCAAGAAGACTCGGACGTACAGCGGTACATATCAATGGATCGCAACAGCATGGAAAAGCTAACGCTTGAAGACTGTGCTATAGCAGCGTTAGCACTCGGTGGATACTCCTTTTACTTACAAAGAGCACTTAACCGTGAAAATGCCAGAGTTAATTGGGCGAGCACATTACTCAAGAAACTTGTGGCTGGCAAAGAGTCGCAATATAACGGCTCATGGGATAGTCAATATCATCAAGTTATAAAAAATGATGATTACATGACGGGGATACTTTTAATCCAACAGTACGCACAACAGCGTGCGAACAGAGTTACCTATCTCGCTACATCAATAAAGAACATGAGCGATCTATACGTTAACTTACAGAAAGCAAAGGTAATGAAGGGATGAACAGAAAAGAACGAATAGCAAAAATGCTAAGCCAAATGGACGGAGAGATGCTCGATAAGCTAGAGGAGGCCCTTAATATTGAGAACGAAGAAGAAAAAGCCCCTCCTGCCAAAGTCCAAAAAAATCGTCGTCGTGGAAGAGGTCACAAACGCCGCAATCTAGCAGAAGAAACGACAAATCTGGAAGAGGTTGAGGCTCAAACACCTCGCCGTAATCGAAGATCAAACAAAAGAAGCCAACCGCGTCGTACAATTACTCAGGGGAAGCAAATGAGACCGACTCCCCTTAATACTACTGGTCGTCGGAAGAATAAGTTCGATGACTTTCTCGGCAACACTCGCCTGGATGCGTCAGAACAACAAGAGATGAAGGCGGCTGCTAAGTCCGATAAACAGAATAAGAAAAGATTACGATTTGATAAGCGTGCTCCGGCAATGGTTGAGGTTAAATGTAGAGCTTGCCATGAAGAAGATGTAATTGCTGCTGGATTGGCACCGGCAGACCCTAAGAGATATAAATGTAATGAATGTTCTGGGAGTGCATGTGGATGATATTGTCTGACCCCGCTGCGGAACGTGCTGTGCTGGCAGGAATTTGTCGTTATGGTTCCGAAGCATACTACGATATAGCTGATATGGTGAACGATACAACCTTTACGGTTGATTCTAACAGCATAGTTTACTCTTGCGTCAAGAAGCTGATGGAAGAGGATGATAGTAGAAAAATTGATATAGCCTCAATACTATCTGCGGCTAAAGAGCTGGGAGTCTCTGACTTCATTAATCAGAAGCAAGAAATAACCCATTTAAGTGCGATCTTTAAATTCCCTGTCCTACTAGACAATGTGCGTAGGTTTGCGGCCAAGATTCGCAAGCTACAAATCGCTCATATGTGGTATGATCGGCTAGAAGAAACAAAGGATAAATACCTACAAGTTAAAGGCGATGAAACTATCTCCCATATCTTGGGGATTGCAGAGGAAGCTATTTTTGACTTCTCTTCTCTTCTTAATGATAGCGGTGATAGTCCTGAAAAGGTGTTTGAACATATTGAGGAGTACTTAGATGATCTAAGTGAAAATCCCGTTGATCAAATAGGAATACCTACAGGATTTACCAAGTACGACTTCGCTATTGGAGGCGGTCTTCGTCGTGGTACGGTTAACGTTATCGGGGCACGTCCCAAGGTAGGAAAGACTTTAATGGCAGAGAATATAGGAGTCTTTATTGCCCAGCAAGGTATCCCTGTTCTAGACTTAGACACTGAAATGATGAAGAAGGACCACCAGGACCGTGGTATGGCTATGCTATCCTACGATACTGACCACAAGACTACTATTAATGAGATGGAAACTGGACAATTCTCTACTCAGAAACTCAAGGCTCAAAAGCTTAGGGAGTTAGGTAAGAAGAATAAGGATATCCCGTACTACCATAAGAACGTGGGTGGTCGGGCCTTTGAAGATCAAATGTCTATTATGCGGCGTTGGATTGCCCGAACAGTTGGTCTTAACGATCAAGGCAAAGCTAACGACTGTGTGATTATTTATGACTATCTTAAGCTGATGGACGCGGCAGAGATCAAGGGAGATATGAAGGAGTTTCAGGTGCTCGGGTTCATGATGACCACTCTCCACAACTTCGCCCTACGGTACGAGGTGCCCGTTTTAACATTCATCCAGTTGAACCGTGATGGAATTACAAAAGAGTCAACAGACACTGCCAGCGGCTCTGACCGAGTAATCTGGTTGTGTTCTAACTTCACGATCTACAAGCAGAAGAGCGATGAAGAGATCGCTAAGGATGGAGAAGAGAATGGCAATCGCAAGATGGTGCCCGTGATTGCTAGGCATGGAGAAGGTCTTGAGGATGGTGACTATATCAACATTCTAATGAGAGGCAAATACGCTAAGCTAATCGAAGGCAAAACCGCTTACGAACTTAATGACGGTGGATCATACAATGAATCAGGATTCGAGGATGACGAAGAAGACGTGGAGTTCTAAGTACAAGGATCAAGCGAAGCTTAACGGTCTGACCGCAACTGTTCTAGATAATATTGATGATATCTACGAGTACTTTGAGGTACGATACAAAACGGGAGAAAAACTTATCTTCTCCCCTTGCTTTATTCATGGCGGTGATAATAAATCAGCCCTGAATTTATATTATAACGCCGACTACAGGACACACTACAAGTGTCGTACTCACCAGTGTGAAAACCACTTTGGTACATCCCTGCTCAGCATGGTGCGAGGCGGGCTATCCCATATTCGTTACGGCTGGACAGTCCCAGGTGATAACGAAGTATCTTTTGAAGACACAGTTGACTTTCTGCTTGAACGTCTAGGTGTAACCTTCGCGGGACTTAAAGGAGAGACTCATAGGGCTGACCATCAAGACTTCTGTAGGCTAGTCAATACCTTACAAGAAACAACTTCTCTTAGTGGTATAGTTACTAGAGATTACTATAGAGAAAACGTAGAGATTCCCTCTCAATATTACTTACAGCGAGACTACTCAATAGAAGTGCTCGACGATTATGATGTTGGTACTTGTACAACATATGGCAAGTCCATGTTTAATCGGGCAATGGTACCCATATACAGCGATGACGGTATACATATTGTAGGCTTTACCGGACGCAGTATCTTTGAAGCGTGCAAGAAATGTGCATCTTACCACGATCCCAAGAAAAAATGCTATCATTTTCCCAAATGGAGGCACACAAAAGGCTTCGAAAAGGAAAAGTGCTTGTATAATTATTGGAAGGCGAAACCACACATTCTGGAGACGGGGGTGATTATCCTCGTAGAATCTCCTGGAAACGTGTGGCGTCTAGAAGAAGCTGGTATACATAACGCTGTTGCTTTATTTGGCACCATACTTAACGATCCGCAAAAATCTCTTATTGATGAATCCGGTGCTCTCTCTATTATTGTACTGATGGACAACGACGACGCTGGTCAAAAGGCAGCAGAACGCATCACAGAACTATGTCAGAAAGCATATCGACTTTACTTTCCAGACTTTAGCGGTAATGATATTGCAGAACTCAATACCGACTCTATAACTTCGGATATTTTACCCTGGATCAACCAAGCAAAGGAAACTTACAAATGAGCGTTAAGCAGCATTCCGTGGACTATCTCAGAAACAAGGCTAAGGCAGATCAATCAGCAGCTCAGCTATCGCTAGAACTACTAATGGACCAGTCTGCTGGTATTGGAGATCATTCTACAGGCGATTTTCATAAGAACTTAGATCAGGCTCTAGACTTGTTACTGGATGCCGAAGACCGTCTAGAACTCCTTGATAAGTATTACAATAAAGAAGGTGAATAATGACTCAGATCATCGGCTTTGCCGGAAAAAAACAGAGTGGCAAGAATACCAGTTGCAATTTCGTCATGATGATGAAGATGCGAGAGCGTGGTATTTCGAAGGCTATCAGGATTAACGAAAACACAGGAGAGCTAGAAGTACAGGAAGTATTTGACCAGAGCGTCCCTGGCATGGAGTGGTTCCCATTTCGTGAACCATATGTTAATCTTGAGGGTGTCTACCAATCGGTAGGTCCGTTCTGTAAAATCTATGCCTTAGCCGATTCTCTTAAGGGGATAGCAATCAATGTTCTTGGCCTTCCAGAAGATAAGGTATATGGAACGGATGAGGACAAGCAGACTAAGACTCACTTGCTATGGGAGAATATGCCAGGGGTAATAACCCCGGAGATAGAGAGGGCCATCTTCAAACGAGCTCAGGGGAATATAGATCCAGCTCTATTAGGCTTGATTGTTCATGCCGCAGGCCAGATGACGATACGTGACGTACTCCAGCATATGGGCACTGAAATCTTTCGTAAGATGTATGAGACTGTATGGTTTGATACTATGATGCGTAGGATTGAAGAAGATAAACCAGAAATTGCCCTGGTCTGTGATGCTCGCTTTGACAATGAACTAATCCTGCTCAAAGAGAGCGGAGCCATAGTGATTGGGCTACGCAGAGATATCTTCCAATCCAAAGACACACACAGCAGTGAACAGATCAACTTTGATCTATGTAGTACCGTTCTTGAGAATGGAGAGCTAACCATTGACGAGCAATGCGAAGCGATCTATGTCACACTTTGCGATTTTAAGTGTAAGAACATTCCTAAAATGATAGTGAGGGCCTAAATGGGTATCCCTATAATCTTCTTTCGTAGCAGTTCGTTTAATTGCCACAGATTCTGTCCGATGCAATTTTATGCCGAGTATACATTAGGCATGAGGGGACCATCAAATAAGAAAGCAGATAAAGGGACTATCGTTCATAAAATACTGGAGATATGTGCTTTATGCAAAAAGGCTTTGCAAGATGATATCCCCGAGATAGAAGACGAGGAGATCGGGGCAGTACTCACTGATAACTATGACCCAGAATATATGTCCTCGATTGCTTCTAGGGTATATCACCACTATACCGCTGATCTGACACATCATAGCTGGGGTGAAAAAGACTTTAAGGATTGTGTTAACTGGACCTGGAAGGCTCTAAAGTATAACGACGGAATGTTCGATCCACGTTACCGTAACGTGGTTGATGCCGAACCTCACTTCAACTTTGAGCTACCCTTCGATTGGGCCGAATATGATTATCCTGAGCAAGGACTCAAGGGAAAACTCGGACTCAAGGGTACAATTGACTTGATCACTGACCTGGGCGATGGCGTTTACGAAGTGGTCGATTGGAAGGGGTTGCCTACCGATACTCCTATTCCAACAATCGAGGGTTGGAAAACAATGGGAACATTGACAATAAATGATATTGTCTTCGATAAAGACGGTAATCAAACTAAGGTTGTTGGCAAGTCTAAAAAAAGCTACAAAGAATGTTATGAAATTGAATTTGATGATAAAACTAAAGCCATCTGTGATTATGAGCATCTATGGCTGCTAGACAATGATGACGTGGTAGATGCTCCGAATTTAAAGGTTGGTGACAAGATTGACGTGGCAGGTCCACTCGATACTGACTACGTAGACTTACCTATAGATCCATACGTGCTGGGTGCTTGGCTTGGCGATGGCCGAAACCGTAGTATGGAAATTACGTCTGGTGATAGCTTTATATTCAATGAAATAGAAGATCGAGGCTATCAGGCAGGAACAGATATTAATCACTCAACGTCAGATTGTCGTACTAGTACTATTTTGGCTCAAACCCATAATCTAAGAAAACTAAATCTGTTACATAACAAACATATCCCCTTGGTATATCTGAGAGCTTCATACTCTCAAAGACTAGACTTGCTTAGAGGACTAATGGATACCGATGGCAATGTGAACAGCGTCAGGAAACAAGCTGTGTTTACGACCTGTAATAAAAAGTTGTCGAATGATGTGAAAGAGCTACTACTGAGTCTTGGACAAAGGGTTAATCAATCTACGATAGTTAGAGATACAAACTTTAAAAAGAACGTAACAGTTTATCCTCTAGCGTTTCGACCCCTAAACCTTAACCCGTTTTTAATGCCTAGAAAATCGGACAGGATTAATGCCGACTGGGGTCCAGGTCGATCAAATAAGCGTATGATTAAGAAAATAACCAAGTTAGCTACCAATCTAGAAACTCAATGCATTATGGTAGATAGCCCATCCAATACTTATCTTTGTACTAAAAATATGATCCCTACTCACAATACAGGCAGGCGGCTAGATTGGGCGACAGGTAAGACCAAGGATCAGGTAAAGCTATTTTCTGATCCCCAACTCAGACTTTACCACTATGCTGTTAAGCAGATGTATCCTCACGTACACAGCTTCCTCATTACTATATATTTTATTAACGATGGTGGAGCGTTCACTGTTCATTTTCAAGATTCAGACCTAGAAAAGACAGAAGCAATTATTAAGCGTCGGTTTGAAGCTATTCGAGATACCCAGCAGCCATTGCGAATCAAAGAGACTGACCCCAAGCAAACATGGAAATGTCACAAGCTATGTCATGCTGGCATGACTACGTTTGAGGACACTCATGTTCAGTCTATTGAACGCTATGGTAAGCCAATGAGCAAGTGCGATCAGATGAAACAGGTAATAGCTCAGAAGGGTATCGAGTGGGTTACTAAAAACTATGCCCACCCTGATCATAAGCATGGGTCATATGGAGAGGGTGGTGGGAAGGTGCAACCGTAAATATGGATAAGCAAAGTGATAGGTGGTATGCCGAAACAGCAAGACATAATAAGCATTGGAATGATAAAGAAAAGGTTTATTTAAAAAAGAACTACACTAAGCTTAGTATAGATGAGTTAATGGAAGATATGGGCCGTACCGCTCGCTCAATTCATATGGCAGCTTATAAGTTAGGGATCAGTCGTGAAAAAATCTTGGTGATAGATGGTACTAAGAAATGTTCAACATGCCTTAAAATTTTACCTATTGGTGAGTTTCATCTATCTTCTAATAATAAAGTTACAGGACTACGTTCTGACTGTAAGGATTGCGTTCGAAATCAGACCTATCTTAGAAAATATGGTATAACTCTTAAACAATATGAATCTATGTTAAAAGATCAAAATCACAAATGTTATATTTGTAATAATAAAAGAAATGGAGAAATTGTATTTAATATCGATCATTGTCATACTACGGGCAAGATTCGTAAGATACTATGTAATGGCTGCAACCGAGCCTTGGGCTTTTTTTTAGATCGTTCTGACTGGATGCGAAGAGGTGCTAACTATGTGGAGGAATATAGCTAATGAAAACATACATACCACTCCACTGCCACTCCGAGTACAGTCTATTAGATGGACTATCTAAATGTCAAGCTATAGTAGAGCGTACCCTGGCTATTGGTGCCACGGCTTGTGCTCTAACAGATCACGGTAGCGTGTCTGGTGCTGTAGACTTTGCTGGCAAGATGAAAGAGAAAGGCTTGAAGCCTATCTTGGGCTCTGAGTTCTATGTATGTCGTGGTCTAGTAACGCAGAAAGATAAAGAAAATCGCCCGCTAGATCACCAAGTAATACTAGCTAAGAATCATCAAGGCTGGAAAGATTTACTAGGCCTTACTTCCTTCGCGAATAAAAAAGAACACAGCTACTATAAGCCGCGTCTTGATATTGACGCTATAGCTAAAGCTGGCAGTCAAAAAAACCTTATATCATTCAGCGGTCACTTAGGGTCTATCTTAGCCAATGCTATTACTGATGGAGATAGACTTGATCCCGACTGGATGAAAAAGGGTATTGCATGTTCAAAGAACTTAGAGAACATATTCGGCAAAGGTAACTTCTTCATTGAGATTCAGCTTATTGACTCAAAGATAAATATCTTCGCAGGAGTAGTCGCTAAGGCTTTGAGACAGATCGCGGTCAAAACCGGCATTCCCTGTCTCGCTACACCCGACGCTCACTACTGCTCTAGAGACGACGCAGAGGATCAACAGGTGTTGCTCTGCACGAATTTTAAAAAGAGTATAGGGCAAGTACACCGAGAATTAAAACAGGGCACGGCAAACAACACCCTGGCTACATTTTTCAAGTCGAACAACTATCACATCCCATCATATGAGGACATGATTGAGTTTCACACCGAAGCAGAGTTAGTGAACACACGAGTTGTTGAGGACATGTGCGAGAACTACAATATCTTACGTTCTCCTGATCCTCCCAAGTTTTCGTGTCCTAAAGGTATGGACCCAAATGAGTACTTGAGATATCTATGCCGCACAGGATGGGCAAGTAGAATGAGTCATATTGATAGTGACTCTGATAAATTTCCATCCTATGGAGAACGAATTAATCTTGAACTAGACATATTTACTAGTATAGGTTTATCTAGTTACTTCTTAATTGTAGATGACATACTTAGATTTACACGCAGTCGTGGCTATCTTACTGGCCCTGGACGTGGATCGAGTGCTGGCTGTATGGTATCCTACTTGTTAGGAATCACTCAGATCGAACCCATCAGATACAACCTTATCTTCGAACGATTCTATAATGCTGGACGTAATACGCCCGGCAAGATATCGTGGCCGGATATTGATTTCGATGTTCCTAAAGCTGCAAGGGATGAAATTGTCGAATACGTCCGCAATAAGTACGGAGCAGATAATGTAGCTCAGATTGTGACATTCCAAACCCTCAAGGGGCGGGCCTCACTTAAGCGAGTTATGAGTGCGAGAGGCAACATATCTTTCGATGAGCAGAACGCGATCACTAAGAACATTGTGGATGAGAGCAAGATCGCGGACGAGCTGGGCGACATCAAGGCCGAGTATGGTATCTCGTCCGTCATCCTCTGGGCTTTGGAAAATAACTCTGGCAAGCTTAAAGAGTGGTGTACAATTGGAGAAGGAGGTAAGCTAGAAGGTCGTATGGCTAAAATTTTTGAACAAGCCATTAGGCTAGAGGGAACTAAGATTATCTCGGGTAAGCACGCTGCGGGCATTGTTATTTCGGCCCAACCGATTAGTGAATCCTGTCCGATGGTCTTAGATAAACAGGGGCAATATCAACTGGCCGGATTTGAAGGGCCAAGTTGCGAGGATGTTGGGCTACTTAAGCTGGACTGTCTCGGACTTTCTGCACTAGACAAACTTATGGACGCGGCCAAGATCGCGTCGGGAGAAGATGATGTCGACTAGTAGACGAACAATGAGTACTTTCAGACAAGACATGATTAACCTATCTAGTAAGTACTCTTTTGTTAAAAAGGTAATTATTAGCGATGAGAGCTGGGAAGATATGTGTAAATCTTTCGATAAGGACTTAGATCGATCCGAAGGCACTACCCAAAAACATATAGCAGACCTAAATGGGTCTATGTGTTTTGAAACATTGTATGTGGAAAAGGAAGAGCTGTAGTCTCAATGCGAATAACTAATAATGTCGAGGTGTTTTAAATGAAAAATAGTAGATGGTTTATCTGTTTCGATTTTGAGACAGACGGCAAAAAAGCAGAAGAATGCAGTCCCGTGGAACTAGCGGCTGTTCCTATCGATCCAGAGACGCTAGAAATAAGGCGGGCGTGTGCTTTTAGTACAGTCATTCGTCCACCTGGGATAGACAAGGAAGACTATTTCGACGATAAGAAAGTCGAGACGATTAACTGGCACGCAAAGCAGGCGGGATGTACCTTTGATGATATCGTAGAAAAATGGAAGGGCGGTATGGCTCAGAAAACCGCGTGGAAAAACTTTTGTTCCTATTGTTCCAAATACAATGTTGACAAGAGACCAGGACAATGGTATCCTCAGCCCATACCTGTGGGCTACAATATTCTTGGCTACGACATGATCATAGCTGAACGACTAGCGGAGAAGCATAAGGCTAAGGTGCCGTTTTCTCAGGTGACACGAGTGGATATCTTTGACATGATCTTCACTTGGTTCGAAAATCTAGATGAACCATCTGACTTTAAAATGGATACTTTACGTAAGTTTTTTGGAATTAAGTCCGAGGGAAAAGCACACTCGGCAATAGTAGATGTGTTTGAAGAGGCTGAGATCTTTGTTAAGTTCATGAAGTTTCAGCGTAGACAAGCTAGTGTTAAAAAATTCAAAGGAAGTTTCGCATGACTCAAGGCCAGTTCACAAAGCCCAGTGTCCACAACCAATGCACCATGGCAGTCCAATAGAGACATGTACCAGCGACTAGAAACGAGAACCACTTCCACTTTTTCCAGTTACATAGATATATGAAGAGCATTGTATACATACTGATACGTGAAATCCAGAGGGCATTATAGATACCAATGAATTTAATACAATAGCTCATTGGAAGGAATGTTTCCCTCTGCCAATTATTACCAATTATTTCCCGTGTTAGGATCATGTCAATCGTATGAATCACTAGCAACAGAACAACAAAGAACAACGAGATAAGCCATGATGGAGACTTGTACTCTTTGGGTCGCATACATGTAGAAATCATTTTATTGGCCTCGTACGTGGTTAATGATATGCTACAGTATAATACACAATAACGGGGGTTTTCAGAAAAAACTCAAGTTTATGATAAAATAGCAGAAATTTACCTTTAGGAGCTCTCTGATGAACCTTGTTATTGTTTCAGGATACTTCAACCCCTTGCACACAGGACATCTTGACTACCTTGAGGGTGCAAGTCGTCTAGGTGATTATCTAATTGTGATAGTTAACAATGACGAGCAAGTCAGGATTAAGGGAAGCATACCCTTCCTGTCCCTTAAGGATCGTTTAAGAATAGTTCAAGCTCTAACCTGCGTGGGTAGGTCGGTGGCATCTATTGATACCGATGGCTCAGTTGTAAAAACCATAGAAGAGCTCGCCAAGCTGTGGAAGCAAGCGGGCTCCGATGGGACGGCGACACAAATTTCTGAAGATGGAATAATTTTTGCGAACGGTGGAGACCGAAACTCTAATGACATTCCAGAGTATTCCCTATGTGAAAAATATGGTATTCAAATGGCGTTCAATATTGGGGGAGGAAAAACCCAATCATCAAGCGGACTTATTAAGAAGGTTAAGCAATAGGGGTTGACAATGGAAGACAAGCCTACATTATCGGATATTGTTTTGGGAGTGATTGGAATTATTCTTATAATTGCTCTTGCATGGGATATTGTTTGTTGGAGTATCTTTCTGGGAGGATGGAATGAGTAATCAAAGAGGTCATAACTACTTCACTTTAGTAGAGTCGCTAGAGTTGTATATAGATAATTTATCTCATTTAAACAAAAATATGAAGATAGACAGAGAAGTCAAACTGCCTTCCCCAGTAGGACGCTTCCCAGTTTATGGTGGCGAGACAGTAAATGATGAAATCAAGTTGGCTAAGGGTCGTCTTAAAATAACAAGAGAGAGATTGTTTATAAATAAAAAGGAACAATGAGATGAAAATTGGGTTAAAGAAAATTCCGAAGGCCGTCGCCCTATGGGCCATAGTAATCATGGGTGCATTCTTGATCTTTATGACTGCCCTAAGTATTGGTGAAGACAAGGGTCAGCGGATAGAAAGATCGCATCAGGCACTGGAAATTACCAAGGTGGTTGTTGCCAACACAGAAATCATAGTTGCACATGGGCAGCTTTCTCAGCAGATGAGACAAAATTCAGATATTATAATGAGGTATCATCACTACTTAGATGGTCATAATCCATCTGTTAAAAAGGTGGTATTATGTCCAGAGTGCCTGACAGAGGAAGACCGCCCAGGCAAGATCGAAGCATATTTTGTTACCGAATTTGAAGATCACCCAGAGGAATTGCCAGAAACATTTGAACAACTCTTACAGGACTGCGAAGAAATAAAGACTGGTATTCGAGCCGCCCGGTTCAGTTTGATTCTTCAAGCAGAAACATTACAACGTACATTAGATAAACTTAGAACTCAAACTTCTCCGGTGGTCGAAAATATCTTTGAAAGAATTGATAAATGAGCTATCGAATAACAGACGAGCAGGAAACTTTAGAAACTGTCAATTTCCACATGTTGACCGCCATGCAAAATGAATTTGTTTTTAATATTGACGAAGAGCCAACAATTTGCAAAAGAATTCAGATTGGTGATTTGATTTGTGAAAACGACGCTTATAGTTGTCATACTACGTCAAGAGTAGATCAAGATGGGTTTGTTAAGGTTATTGTTACGACAAAGGGGTGGGGAGTTGACAAATGAGTTCTGACGAACATAATTTAGAAAATCCATTATCAAATGTTGTAGTATCCCACATTGTGCCGCCGAATTTAGACCTTGCAACCCACCCATACGCAAAATATCTAAATTTTGGTGAGCCGATAGAGTGTATTTTATCTATTTTAGATAATGAAGAACAAGAGTTTTGGAAAAATATGGAGTTGACAAATGACTGACGATAGATTGATAACTCTTTACGATAAAAACAAGAATCCAAAGTTAAAAGTTAGATTGACAGAAGAAGGATACGAAAAATATCAGGCAGGAGAAAAGTGGGATAGTGATTGGATTGAAATAATGATGGACATTGAACGTATAAAACTCGCAGAGTTTTGAAGGAGTTGA